ATTTGTAATAAAACTCTACCGATTACGGAGTTTCATACAAATAAACAACGCACTGTGAACTTTTGTAAGGATTGTTCCAAAGAAAAACAGGAGCGTTTTGATGACTTGGGTATAAATCTACCTGAAGAGGAACTAACCCGTAATACCCGATTTTATATTCACCACGCAAAAGAAATACTAACCCTAATGGGATATGATGTTAATTTACCCATTTATCCTCAATTTAAGGAACGCATTAGGGTAAAGACAGGGGTAGAGTTGGATTAGGGTTTTTTCCTCTTTAATTTCGCAATTACGGACATCTTCTTTTCCTTCCACTTGGAATAACATATTGCGAATGCTTGTGCTCGGTCATACTCATCTTTAATTTCAGTATAACACCGACTAACATAGTCCTTTTGAGGTTCAGTTGCTTTTGGTGCTGGTATTGGCATTGGTCTTATCTATCAACTTTTTTAGTTTGTGGTTTTCAATTAAAAGTTCATCAACTTTGGTTTCAAGTTCATCAATCTTTTTATTTAATTTACTAATCTCATTACTTAAATCCCCGATAATGAGATTGTATATTTCAATTGACTTTTCAAGATTAGCAAGGGTAATTGAATCCGTTTCTTTTTGTTTTCGGTTCCTTCCAACCAAATAGGTAAAAATACCCGTGGCTGAGGATACAATTAAAGTAAAAATAGTATCAGTCATAATATCAATAGTCATAACAACAATAATCCGGGTCGGTAGGGTCTGTGTAGGTAGGCATACCTCCCCAAGTTCCTGCGGTTCCAACTTTAGGTAGTTTTCTTCTACCCGTATCAATATAAAGACCTGAGTAGTAATTTTCTTTAGCAGGAGCCATTCCGTCAGTTGAAGTGAATTGGAAGTATTCAGGGAAATCTGATGGGTTATTTTTAATGTAGTCCATCAATCTTTGAGCGTAAAAACTAAATCTATTCTCGTGAATATTACGGAGGTAATTTAAGTCCTTGCTTCCTACGGGTTGTCCCTGTTCAGTTGAACCTACAATAACCGATTTATTCATCACCCTCATATAAAGAGTCGGGAGTGCTTCCCAAGTTGCTCTCCATAATAGGTAAGGTTGGATATAATCCTCAAGTAAAGTTCTTTGAGGATTGGTTAAAGTGTTGTTCTGTGCGTTAGTTAGGATTTGGTTGTAGAACCTTGTGCCGAGTAACCCTTGAAGTCCCAAGTCCTGAGCAATTTGAATGTTTGATAACAAAAGTATTTCATCCACATTTTCATTGACCTCTGTGAACGCTTTAATTTTTTTTGCTGATACTAATAATACGGATGCCATTATATTACGGGGGTTACACTTTCTATTGGTTGAGAGTCAAAAATCTCATTTTGGACTATCTCAAGTTTATACATTTTCTTATCTCTCAAGAAAAGTAATTTCTCAAACTCAGCAAGTAGTTGGTCTTGAGCGGGAACTATCACCGTGCGTAAGAAGTGTTCGTAACCCTCTATAACCTCATCTTTAGAACCTAAAGAACCCGGTGTCTCAATACCAAGTAATTTCGGTGATGTGATGCGGTGAGATGTTAAAATTGTATTACGGACAATCTCATCCATTGCGGTATAAAAACTATCACTTGCGTTAGGGGATAAAGGTGTAATGGTTGGTTCGTGGTCTTTATCATCACTGAAGTTCAAGAACATACCCCCTGCGTTGTTTGTTGAACTATATTTGTCATAAAGGTGTCTATACACCTGACTTCTTTCCTCCTCTGAAGGAACCCCATTATTAAGACTGATAAAGATTGACGGGAAAAATCCATTTTGGAGATTTTGTAAATGGAAGTTCTTGATGTTAATATCAATCTCAACAGCAACTCTACCACCAATCCACTCTGGCATCGGGTAATAAGTTTGGTTAGGTGCGTATCCCATATACCACCATACCTGACTTGGTTCATCGGTTTGTAGGTCAAACGCAGGTAATTCAATAACCTTATACTTTCTTGTATCTCTCCAATCCGCAGAGTAGTAATACTTTTGAACAAAGTCCCTATAATCTACTTTACCTGAACGGAGTTTAGACATATCCATATGATACATTTCACTAATACCTTCCCCGTCTCTGCGTTTAATAACATTCATTGAGAACCCGTTATGGATAACAAAATCCATTGCGGTCTTTTTATACAAGGAACGCAGACTCTCATTACTATTCACCATAATGGTGTTTGCGTCTCTACCATCAACCAAAAGTTGTTTTCCCCAAACTCCGTCTCTCTTTGCGTTCAAACACGCTCTGTTAATTGAGGAATAGTTGTATAATTCTATTGAGTGTCTGGGCCATAAGTTGTCCCCACCCCAATATACATAATCCTTATTGTTTAATACCTCCTCAAAAGTAGGTAAAACTACTGTCTCAAACTCAAATCTTTCTAACATATCTACTATCAAATATAAAAATTGAGGGGAAATTATACATAGGACAATAAGTTCCCGTTGTTATCTACCACTACTAATTTGTTAAATGGCTGACTCTCCCACATTGAGAAGGAACCTACCAAGTATATTTTACCGGTGCTGTCTTTATTTCCAATATCACCAGGGGTAAATGATGAGTTGGTTGATAAAACACTATCCGCACCTACTACCCAAGCGGTATCATAGGTTATAGTTGATGTATCATATCTTGTAATATGGTTATTACTACCCGTAGATGAGAACGGGAATAACGCATAAACATATCCGTTACTTTCATCCAAGAACCCACCTGATGGTGCGGTTCCGGGACCACTATTACTGAATGCTAAAATATTACCACTACTATCGGTTTTAGTTATTTTACCACACGCAACCCCGTTGAGTGTTGATAAGTTCCCGATTAGATAGTAGTTTCCTAAACTATCTTGAGTCATAAAATTGACCGAACTATTCGCACCCGTTCCAAATAAAGCGGTTTTAACACCGGTGACTCTATCTATCTCAATAACTCGGTTCGCAGTTGCTCCGTTATAGGTGGTGAATAGTCCATAAACAACATAGTTTCCTGCGAGGTTCTTTAATACTCCATAAGTGGTTGAGTTAAAACCAGCACCGGTGAATATGGTTGTATCAACCACATTGGTTGAACTAACCCTAACTATTCTACCTCTACTCACCCCTTTATATGAAGTAAATGTTCCCGTCATAACAACATCAGTCCCGTCAATAATAAACTCATACACATTGTTCTGTGCGTTGTTAGCAGTCCAGTTCGGGTCACTCAACGCACCTGTAGTTTTATCAATTTTAGTGATGAATTGTGCTGTGTTACCCGCAACTGTGTTAAAACCTCCACTGATGTAGAAATTATTTGCGTCCGCAGGGACTATTCTACTAACAAATCTACCTGCTTGTATCTGTGCGTTGAAGGTAGTATCAATATTACCAACCAAATCGGTTTTAATAATACTCTGTCTTATAGTTCCGTTGAATTGGTTAAAATTACCCATAAAATACATATTGTTCCCTTCATTATAGACCGAACTCATAAATGTCCCGTCAAAACCAAATCCTACATCAAATAAGGTAGGAGTTCCTGACGGAGTAGGAGTGGGGGTTAAAGTAGATGTCGGGGTAGGACTTACAACATTTGTAGGGGTAGGAGTTTGAGTATTTGTAGGGGTAATAGTTGCGGTAGGAGTAGGTGTGGGAGTTTTAGTTGCGGTAGGTGTAGGAGTTCTTGTAGGGGTTTTAGTAGGTGTCGGGGTCTGCGTAGGACAATTAGACGGATAGGTTATAATTGAACCATTTGTCTGTAGACCTGGCTTTGGATAGTTGTAATTGAATATCTCAACCAAGGCAGTTGAGATGAACTCTGTAGTATTTGTTCCTAAAATAAATGTATTCCAACCTTGGTTTATTACACCAGGACTTGTGTATGGAGAATATGCGAGATAATTGTTTGTAACTCCTTCCCTAAAGACAGGGTAAAACTCACCATTTGGTGCGGTGCCGTTAGTTATTAAAAGGTTAAAACCTGAATAAGATACATAACCCCAACCAACCATTGTATAAGTTCCTGTAAAATTATTAGGGTCAGGAAAAATTAAATAACTCAATTCAGACGGACATACAGGGTTTGAGGTCGGTGTAGGAGAAGGAGTGGTTGTAATTGTAGGGGTAGTAGTTGGTGTTGTTGTCGGTGTAGTAGTTGGCGTTAAAGTCGGTGTAACCGAAGGTGAAGGAACAGGAGTAGATGTAGGTGTAGGAGTGGTTGTTTTAGTGGGTGTAATAGACGGAGATGGACTTGGTGTTGGGGTAACACCACAAACCTCGTCAGAAGCAAGGAAAATGTAATTTGCGTTGTTCTCATCATCACTAATATACTCATAATATTGAGCGGGAACGCAGTTGTCCTCAACAACCGCTCTACCATCATATAATAAACTTGTAGTTCCTGAAATATGAGTATTGGTTGAACCTGTTTGCTCATAGATATAAACCCAATATTGACCCTCATAGGTAAAACTAACTTGAGGTGGGTCTAAAGATAAATTAGTAGGGGAACCCTCTACAAACTCAAACTCATCATATCGGTTCTCCGTTCCATTAGTAATATTTTTAGGGACAAAATTATAGGTGTCCTTGGATAAAATATTCACAAAAGAGAATAAGTAGTATGGATTGCTTAAAGTAGCATCCAATGAAACAGATACGGATATGGTGTTGGTTTGTCCTTTCTTAATTGAAAACATAGGGTTCTTATCTTAAAAAAAAGGGGAGGGAACTAACCCTCCCCTTTCAGTTATTAAATATAACTTTATTACGGGTTTATTGTAAGACCGGTCACAACCTGACTCAAAGTTCCGTCCAATAATGCCATTGGGTCTCTTGAGAAAAATTGTAAGGTTACAGAGTATTGGTTTGCGTCTCCAAACGCAACACCCGTCACTCCTGAACCTGCCTGTAAATAACCTCCGTCAAAGTCAGCACCCAAATACCAAATGGTGCCGTTGTTGTCCTCTGCGAACGCCTTTAATCCTCTATTTTGTGCCATTAACTTCACTTGGTTGCGTTTGTCCGCATCCATCTTGTGGAAGTTCAAGAGTAAATCTTGAGTATAAAATAGGGTTCCGTTTTCTAAACTACTATTAAAGGTCTCCGTCAAAGAACTTGTTTGCTTCTGGACTTCATAGGTAAAAATATCACCCGTTCCAGTTATTCCAGTAATCTCACCGATTGCGTTATATGTAACGCCAGTGATGTCTCCCGCCACCAAGTAAGCAACCTTGATACC